GGTGAGTGTGTCGGCTCTTTCGCAATAGTGCGATGAGTTTTCCAGTTCTTCGGAACAAGCGTAATAGCATTGCGCTCAACGCCTGTAAATTTGCAGGAGGTTAAATCTACTCCATACGATTGAAGCAGACGACCCAACGCGGGAATCGCCGCACGTGGAGCCCTCAACATTCCCGTTATTTTGAGGAATGGGAGGGATCGACGTCGCGGACGGTCCTGGGTTGCTCCATTGGTAACACGAATCAACGACGGCATTGCGCTGTCGAAGTCGGACCGATCACCAAGCAGGAAAGCAATTTCTTGCTCCATTCGAGGAAGCCACCGACCGATCTCCGGGTCTAGACGATCCGGATGTAGGTAATAGTGGTCAAGCCTCTTATTGGTGATTCGGCAGATGCATTCTCCACGCTCGAACGTAGTCCGGGCGGCTGAGGCACATCTGCTCTCGTCGGCAAACTGCTCGTTCTTCTTGAATAGAGCAGCGATCTGACGCTGAGCCAGAACCGACGCAATCTCGGGATCGTGATACTCACGATCTTCGATGTTACCAATACTCGCGAGCGAGATAAAGTCTCTCGCCCGTATCATCCCCTCTACCCGGGTTCGGATAGGATCCGTCGGGGGGAGCAGTGTTCTGATCAGGTGTAGGGCAACCTTGAAAGGATTCAGTCTCGTTTGAGATCGGCCCGTCGGGGGTTTCATCTAGAATACCTCCAGTACAGTCAGAGAGGACAGCCCGAAGGCTATCGGAGTCCAGAATCAAGTCGCCTGGGGCCACGAAGGCTAAAGCGACTAGAGTCCACCCGGCGGCAGGAGGCAGCCGGGCGGGTTTCACTGGACGTATGCCTGCGAGGTCACCATTGCGGTGAACTCGTCACTGGCCACGAAGTCACGGAAGACGGCAAGGGCCGCGGTGACATCGTCACTCTGACCATCCGCTGGATAGCGGACGCCTGCGTCGAACACGACCTTGGGCGCCAAAGGATTACCCTCAGCGTCTTCAGTCCCGTAGACCACCATCAAGTGGGTCTCAGCGACCCCTTTCAGCGTGGTCGGCACCTTGCGCTTCTGGATGAGAAGCCGAGGCGCCTGTACCGTGTGTCCCGAAACCATGTAGGTCCGGTTATTCTCCTTATCGGAGAACTCGGTAATGGAAGTGGTAAAGCTTGCCACTTTCTATACTCCTGTATAGGTTAAAGGATACGTTTCGCACAAATAGCAGCGGCATCAAGGATACGTTTGCTATTGAGGTCAACGGAAATGGACGGAACTAAGGATGGCATGCTAGCGGGCACACGTGTCCGCGATTCATACCGTTCGGTTGATGACCAACCACCACTTTGGCCAGTGAAGGCCGCCGAGGAGCCCTGACGGAT